ACACGGGAATCTCTCCTGCCTCCGTGGTTTACACTTCATCATCTACCTCTTTGATGGCGAAAGTCTTCCCGGCGTACCCGCAGAAACACATTCCGTGTTTGTGGAATATCTTCGTAAAGGTTGCCTGAAAGTTCCTACCACCAAATACCGGATCGATAACAAGGAATCCTTGCTGCCAATTCGGGCGGACACAATACTCCGGCTTGCGGTCACACATGCAACCAATCTCCCAGCCCTCAATGAACCCACCAAGTCCGGTCTGCATATACATTCCAGCTCGGTGAGTGTGCGACTGTACGATGCTAACCTGTCGGTCAGCCATGATGTTCTTTACCGTGTAGGCCGAGTGTTTACTCACCCTGTTCCAGTGACCAACGTACAGCTCGCCAAGTTGATAGTAGTTATCGTCCAACGTGCTGTTAATGAACTCGTACTGTCCGTTGACATCCAACAAGTCCTGAAGAGTGAAGATTCCGTAAAGCTCTCTGGCGTTACGCATCATGTACTTTTCAAGACGGTTCTCGTGGTTGCCAAAGACATAAATCCTTTTGCATCCAGGAGTCGCAGCGGCAATCTTCAAGAGCAATGCTTTGCCCGCGTTGATTTCCTCTTGCAGCGTCTCCCTGTTCATCGGCGACTTGTCGAACCGGCTAATCGTGTAGCAGTCCAGAAAGTCACCGTTGATAATAAGGGTCTTTGGTTTGTACCACCTCAAGAACTTGATAAACAACTTGAACGCATGCGGGTCATGCGCAGAGACGTGAAAGTCTCCAGCTATCACCGTGCGTTTGTATGTTCCTCTTTTCATCATATCCTCCTATGGTTATGAATTTCATTGTCTTTTACTGTCAGCCAACTAACACAACCACATTTGCGGCACGTCAGCTTCTTCCAGTATTTGACTTTGTTGGTGATAGGACACTCGTCCTCTTTGTTGATGACTGTTACACGATGATCTGTGTACCCCCAGCAGTTAATGCACGGAAACTCATTCTTCATCTTTGACCTCCATTGACTCCTGATAGCTATGGACACCGCAGCTACAGCACTCAAACCACTCTGAGATAGACGTTGTCTTCTTCAAGCGGTTGCGCTTTATGTTGCGATGCCCAGCCAGCAAGTAATGATCTCTCAACCCATGACACCAGTTACACCAAAATACGAATCCTCTTTCCATTTTTTCCTCCTATATTTTAAATAAACACTTTGACAAAAAGCGACCCAATAAACGTAACGATAGACCCCACAATGGCTGAAGCTCCCACAACCTTCCAGCGCCAAGCATTCAAATCAGAAATGCTATCAAACATCTCCTTGTGGTCTGTGTCGTTCTTTGAAAATCGTCTATTCATATCCTTTAATTCAGCTGTTATCTCTCCCAGCTTATAATCTGTTGTTCCATTAGACATAGCTCTCTATTTAATTATATTATATCACTTTCTTTACTTGCAATCAAATAACTTATCAACAATTATTCGATATAAGGTAAGAATCGGAAGTTCTTGATTATGTCTCCATTGCCCATAGTAGCCACAAAGAAGCTGGACGTTGTATAAGTCAAATCAGTGTTAGGATAACTTCCACTTCCACCACCTGCTGTCGTTACCTCAACATCGTCCAAATAAACCCTCACTAACCCTGCGGCTGTTCTGGTTATCTTTACACCAACAGATACTCCAACAGGGAAAGTGTCTTCAGCAGTCTGCCAAGGCGTGCTACCTGCTCCGTTCAAGTATTCTTTTTGTTGTACCCTTTCTGTGGTTGTCAGTGGAATACCGTACCCATTCAGAACACTTGTATCTTTGCTGTCTGCAATAAAATATAGTGTAACCGCTGACCCATCTTGTTTAGTGTAATCAAACTCCCACGTTCCAGATACCTGTTGGCATGGTTTGGCAACTGTTCCTGTCCCAACACACGTAATCTCTTTATTGAAACTAGTGCCAGTATCATCTATCGCAAATGTTCCAGACTGTCGTTCCCAACCTGTGTTCTCTAGGAATCCACTTGTTACATTAGCTACACTCTCGTTCCAACCTTTACCGTCTGCAATATAAACATCATCAGCGTTAGGTACTTCTTGAACCTTAACATCATCAAACTCGCAATACTCACCATCTGCACCAGAAGTAAGTGCCATTAAGGCAATCAAAACCGTACTTGCTGTGGCTGTAACAGTCTGGTCGAAGTATGTCCAATTAGCCGTTGTTGCAACTGATATTGGCTTGTTTAGGTCGGAAACAAACAGTCTGGCAACCCCAACCGTTCCGTCTGTTCTAGCCCATCCAGTAACCCTATATGTTTTTCCTATAACTGCCGTGCCCTGTTTGGCGTACGGAAAATTAGTTCCATTCTTTTCAACCCTTAAACATCTAGCTCCTCCATGCGGAGTAGTTGTTTGCTTCGTTAGGGTAGCGTTATTCACGGCAGTCCAATCAGTCGTTCCAGATTCTTCCATATCACCGTCAGCGATTAAAGTCCTTGCTGGATTGCTTAATGTCTTAGTATCCACTGCGTCATAATGTGCTTCCTGTTCTAGTTCAGTGTATAGCTGTGAACACTCCGACCCAGTTAAAACTACGTCAACTGGGAACTGGAGTAATTGCTGTGCCTCTCCGTCAAAGTGTAGTGACCCATAACTAGCTTCAAACAAGTTCCAGTCTTGAGCGTTAAGCGTGCTTCCACCAAAGGCTACATTATTAACAACTGTGTGCGTTCCCTTTTCTCCATCCAAATACATAGTAACTCCATTTGCATCTGTTCCATCGTAGGTCATTATAAGTGTGTGCCACTTGCCATCATTAACAATCTCCGAAATGTATACATTAATACCACTGGCCAAACCTGCATCATAGATTCTAAATGTCGGTCTGCCATTAGCATCCATATAGAAGTTCCAACCAGTATAATTAGCTGCCCCCTCTGACTTACTAGTAAAAACCTGTGTGGTCGTTGCAGTTGTTCTAAACCGAATAGCCATTGTGATTCCATCTCCAGCATTCGCATCAAAGTCACCAACATTACCAATATTAATAAAGTTCAGCGAAGCAACCTTTATAGCACGACCCTTGTTCGTATTTGTCCAATAAGCACCGGTCGTATTGCTAGTTGACGGATAACCAGTTGATAGCTCAGAATAAGTCCCTCTTCTAAAGTCGAACTCAATGTCTGGTTTATATTTGTCTTTTATTTTGCTCATATATTTAAGTTTCTATAGCTATATTCTTTTAACCATTTAATCTGGGTAGGTGTTAGAGCCTGTCTAGTAAACACTGGTGAGAAAATGTTTCCTGCCCATCCATTACTGCTCGATTCGTTTACTCCAATTTTAAATCTAACGTCTCCAGTGCTTGCAGTGAACGTATCTTGATTCAATGTAGAGGCCACTAGCTCTCCATTCTTATACAACAGGTAATCATAATTAGTTGTTGATGAGCCACTTCCGTTAAAGCGCACAACACAAGCAATGTGATATAATCCAGCTCCCTCTCCAAATCCAGTTGAGCTAACTAAGTTTCCAGCACCGCCAGAATCAGCAAACAAGGTGAAGGTATCACCATTCAAAAATCCAGCAAAACCTTGACTGCTCGCATTTTTGAAACTAAACAAATAATCATTTCCAGCTGTTCCTATAACCCGAACTAACGCAGAGAACGTATAACTCTCTCCCTCAACCGTGCTTAGAGTACTTGGACCTTGAATAAAGTCTGGGTTTGCTCCTCCAGTACAATAAATACCACCATTATCCAATAATGCCGGGTATGTCGTTGTTGTTGAACCATCACCCCATCTCACCTGGTCAGAATTTATATTACCCAAGTTAGTAGTTACCTCCTTGCTAACCCCTGAATCAAAATAATGACTTCTTAATGAAAGCCAAATCTCTGAGTTTTCTGGTGTTGGTTCTTTGAATGTTTGTTGTAAGAATTTATCTTCTACTTCTGATGCTGTTAAAACTCTATCTCTTAAATCAACCTCATAAATAGTTCCATCAAAGTATGTAGTTTCGTGTCCAATATCCAGTGCAGTTGCATCAAACGCCGTAGCTGTTGTAACCGTAATAACACTCTTATCAGTTGTAAGCGTGCTTGAAACTACCCCATTAACATAGATAGTTGGAGCTGCGAATCCAGTAGCGGTAATCGTACCACCACTTACTTCAATGGTGTGTGTTCCTCCATCAAAATCAATAATATCCTCCGATGTAGTTGTTGCCTTCAAAACAATACTAACGCTTTTCACGCTCTTAACTGTCTGAGAATAAGTTACATTCTGGTTAGTCCCATTCAAAGTAACACCATTACTAACCGTTGGTGCTCCAACCAAAGTACCACCGTTGTCTGTGACAAAGGTGTCATTGATAAACTGCTCACGAAACACCACTCCCTCGGGCGGATTTATTTTCGGATAAGTTAACATATTATTCTGTGTAATTTTTAAAGGCTAAAATCTCGTCATGCATCGCCTTTACCTGAGCGTATGTTACTCCTGTCTCCATTGATATCTTCAAGTGCTGTGGGTCGTCAATGAGCATCGCATATACCTGTTCAATCAAACTCTGTGTTAAAGTTGTTGGCTCTTCCGCCACACTCTCTGTCGGATCAGTATCAGCTGTAATCGTTTCAATTGCAATGTACTGACTTATAGTGGGGCATACTGACGAATAATCAATTGCCATATATTTAGTTAGTTAGTTCTTCTTCTATGTAATTTACATAAGCCAATATCTCTGCGTGTAATTCTTTTACTTGCTCTACCGTCAACCCAACTTCAACCGCAATCTTAATGTGTTGAGGGTCCACCTTTAATAATTCATAAGCAGCCTCAACTTTTGCTTTTGTTAAATTAGGGATAGCCTCTGCTGTTTTCTCTGCCTTAGTTAAGTCTGCATCAACCACCTCCTTAGCAATATGCTTGCTTAACTTAGGACAAAGCTTGTTATAATCTTTTGCCATATTTATTTTATTTAAGGGGGGAGTTTCCCCCCCCTAATTTATTAAGCCTCTCTTGTTATCTGAATGATTCTATAAGGTAAATCTCTCGCCGCACCCTCATCACCACCTGATTCAGCATAAGCAATCGCAACGTCAGTGTTTACATATATCGGACCAGTGCTTGCTCCGTCTTGAAAAGAATTAACCTGCAAATTAGCAATACCTCTCAAGTTGGTTCCATCAACCTTTGACAAAATAAAGATGTCTCCGTCCTGTGTCATGTTGCTTAAATCAAACATGATGAAAAGCTCTGTTGCCTTTGTAATTGTTAGTGTGTCCACTGTCTGCTGTCCGCCTGCATCCAAGTAACTAAATGTACCAGATGTAATTGTTGGCACTGAACGTGCAGCCAATGTCTTTGCTTGCGCAACCAATGAATCACCACTTGTTGTGTCTGACTTGTTACCAATAACATCGCTCATCACGACATTATTAGCACTGTCAGCTGTAGGGACATAGTCCTTACCCATTCTATTAGCCATATAATTTAGTAAAGTTTCTTAGTGAGTATTGTAAAGTCTGCATCGTTATTACCGCCAGCGGTTAAAACCTTTAATCTAACATACTTAGCAACAACACCACCTTGACTCATAATATAGTCACCAGTAGTCCAGTTTGCCACTCCAAACCAATCAGAGGTAACGTCCTCGTAAAAACAAGATGCAGCAGCCGTTCCATCGTCTTGTAATGTTGCTTCAACTGTAAAGGTTACTGTATCAACGCCACCAGTCTTAATGAACTGAATACCAAAATCTCTGTATCCATCCATGTCAAGATATACATATTGAGCAACCGCACTTGTTGCATTAGTAATCGTAGTCTTTTCTTCAACATGATGCGTACTAATTGGACTCACCTCATAACCCTTGTCAGCAGTTGTCCCACTGTCATAAGAATCTGATTGAACAAGCAAGTGTCTTGCAATACTCATTGCCAACGCACCAATCTGTCCGTCTGCTACGTTATCACCAGCTGCGCTATAAACACCTCCGAACGCCCCTACACCACTCGTACCGAACGTATAAGCGTCTTCATCTGCGAATACAACGTTATCTAATAATCCCAAGCTAACAGTCGCTGGATCGTCATCAGCCAATGTAACTGTCATTGTTCCGGCATCTCTGTTGCCACCATTTACATTCACTGCTGTTCCAGCGATCTCTGTAATATCAACCCCACCAATAGTCACTGTTCCTGCTTCTAATGTAACATCAAAAGCTGCGGCACTTGACCCTTCTCCTGCCTCTGATTTACCTACCTGTACACTAACTGAAACATCACCAGTAACACGAACTAATCTCATCTGTGTCAAAGGAATACCTCTGAAAGAATACATAACCCCAGAAGATAACAATATACCATTTGTTCCTGTTGGCGTATTACCATCAAGTAACATTCGTACATCACCATCCTCTACGACCAAATCCACTGCATTCAAGTAGCCCGGAAGCCCGTTGGCCGTACCCGCTGCCGTATCAAGCAAATCGAATAAGGTTGTTGCTGTTGCTGTAACTGTAATCTTACTTGCAGCAGCATTTGCTAATTTATAAATATACATATTAGTTTTTACAATAATTTAGTAACCCCCATAAGGGGAGAGAGGTTTTTAGGAAACCCCTCAAAAAACCATTAAGCAATTGTAGTCCATTTTAAAACAACTGTTCCACTAGCTGTTGCTGTGTCAGCACCAGCCCATCCATCAGCAATGTTCAAGTGAACTGCTTTCACGTCAGCAGCCTTATTCAAAGAAATTCCTGTCAAAACTCCAGCTGTAGCACCAACTGGCCCAACAACTGTTGCTGTACCACTACAATCAGCAGCAGCAGTTCCAACGATATAGTCCTCTGAAGTAGCACCAACAGCACCTAACGTTGCAACCGCACCACTTGCAATAACTGACCCAATACCAACCTCAGGAGTATCAGCGTCAATTGTTCCACCACCTTGTAATGCAACACTCATATAAGATACTTCGTGCGTGTGTACTCCGGCAGGGAATGTATAAATCAATTTACCGATAGCTTCATCAGCTGCACCAGCAATCGTGTACTCCAATCCTGAAATAGTCAATACAGTTGTGTGGTTTCGCCCTTCACCATACTCAACAGCAGTAACGTTTGTTCCAGGAATACCAGTGTTTGATTTAGTAAGCAACTCACCAGCAGTCACCGTTTTACCAGATAAATCTAATGTTGAAGCCAATTTACCAGCTGTAACCACACCAGCTGCGATTGTAACAGCACCAGTGTTTGACATTGTTACATCAGTATTCAAAACGTGAGCAGCAATAGTAGTACCATTGCCAATCAAGATAGCTGTGTCTGTGCTTGCATCTAATGCAGCAGCAACACCAGCAGTTCCAACCAATACGCTACCTGTTGCTAAAGCAATTTCACCAGCAGTGATTGTGTCCAACGCCTCAAATGAACAACTTGTAGTTGTCCCTGTGTTTCGGTATAACCCTTCTGTTCCAGCACCGGCATCTGTTTTAATAAAGATACATGCTTTAGCATACCCAGCTTTTGAACTAGGAGCGGTTGTACCACTACACATCAATACATTAGTGTCTTCGTCAATTAACAAAACTCTTACGTCTGTTCCTCCAACACTAATCACTTCTCCGTTCAAACCAACATACTGTGCATTTACAGGTCGGTTAAACGCTTTTCCTTTTGGAATGCTCATAATAATTCTCCTTGTATTGAGAGGCATTTAGCCCTTACCCCAAGGTCTCAATACGTTATTTACTTAAAGGAGGAGAGTACAATTAAGCACTCTCCCCTATATCAACTAGACAACAGGAACAACATTAACCTCTACCAATGCGTCAGCACCGTCAGAGAATGTTTTAATTCCATATAAATCGTAAGCGATCAAATATACACCTAACTTCAACTCAGCATCTTGTACTTTGATTGAAGGAGCTGCTTGAACAACCATGTCAATAGCACCCTTTCGCCCGAACATACAATATACTGTTTCTTCTGACCACACGTCAGCTGTTTCTGAACCGCTAACTGCGATTTCACCACCACCAGTAATATCAATTTCTACATTTGTAGTTCCGTCAGTAGCATCCATTCCTTCTAATTTAGCACGATCAGCTTGACTAACTTCAAAATATGTAGAAGCCAAACCTGCTCCTGGAGCATATCCGTTAGCATTTTCTAATGCTGCAACTAAATTGTCCAAAGTAGCTGCTGTAGAACCACCAATATCAACTTGTCCAGCAGTAGCAGGAGTTGTCTTGAACTCAAATGTTACTCCGTTAATAGTGATTGTATCTGCATCTGATGGGTTGTTAGCAGGAGTCCATTTAGCATGATATTTCAAGTTATTTGAAACGAAAATATCAAAACCAAATCGTGTTCCAACTTTACCATTAGCACCAACTTGATCACCGAAAGCTGTGTCTTTACCAGCAAGATATAATTGGATTTGTTCCAACATACCAGGAGTAATAACAGCGAAACGACCATCTTGTTTTACATTCAACTGGTTCAATTTTCGTGAAGCAGATGTGAAAACTTGACTTACGTTTGATACTGATACAGTAATCGGAGATCCACTTGAACCACCTACATCACCGTCATCAACATCACTTGTAGCGTTAGCAACCTCAGCCAAGAACTTAGCGTCCATTTGACGAGATAAATCTTCTTGCATATCACGCGCAAACGCTGAACGTGATGCATAACTGTTTTGGATTGCATCAATGTCATCCAAATAAATCGGTACTGCTTTGATTTGATCAACATCTAAGTATTCGTCAGTTGCTGATACATCTTGTGCAGTTAATGAAGTTGCCTTCGTATAATTAACTGCATATAAGTTTGAACGATAAGGTTTATGTGCCTTGTCGCCGTCACTTAATTTTGCTCTCAATTCCATGTTTGCCAATTCCATTGCAACTGTCATTTTTTCTCGCACCAATTGCATTTCATCAGACCACACTTCCTTGTTAAGAGCGGTTAAACTATTAGCCATAAAAGTTTCCCTCTAGGCCATAATAAGCGTGTTAACGCTTCATAAACTTAAGTCCACCACTGGAATCGTTACTTTTCAAATACTCACGGAACTCTGCCCGTTTTTCTGAGTCTAATTTTCGGTAAGATTCTCCCGTCTCATCAGCTGCAATCTTCTCAAAACTAATTGAGCCTGATCCAGATCTACTTGATGATTCAGTTGTAGCCCCCTCAACTCTATCTTTTCGCGCCTCCTCACTCACCATAGCCTTAAAATATGATGATTTAATAACTTCTTCTGGCGAACTTCCCTCAACCTTAGCGTATGCTACAGCCTTTTTGATTAAGTCCATTTTTAAATCTGGATGCTCAACCTTTAACTCTAACAACGTAAACTTGTCTGGCTCACCAGCGGGCGTAGTAACTTCTTTTTTCTCTTCCTTTACAGGTTGAGTTGTACGCAACTTTTCTAACTCTTGCGCTTGTTTCTCAAACTTGTCTCGCCAATGTTTCTTTTGTTCAATGGCGGTTTTAAGCTTTTTAGAAGTCTCCTCGTCCATAAACTCTAACTCTTCTTCCGAAAAGTTCACATCATTTTCTACAGTTTTGTCTGCTGCATTTGTTTCATTAGGAGTTACATTCTCCTGATTTTCTTCTGTCATATAATTTGTAAGGTTTTTTCCTTAATTACTTTTTATGAGTTTGTTCTCAATTTATTTAATCTATCTAAATCTATCTAAACGAACGCTTTGCCCCCTCCTTTGGCTCATCAACAAAACGTTCTATCAAACTAATAATACCCCTTAACACTCTCACCGCCTTCTCCCTACTCAACGCCTCCAATGCAACCTCTTCCACCACAACACTCTCAAACCCTGCCTCTCTCATCTTTCCAATCTCTTCCTCAATCAACTCTTTCATCATATCGAAATAATCACTCCGAGCTAATTGTTCTAACTTCTTGTTGTCCATATTATCCCTCGTTAATTATCTGTGCCTCTGTCTTTGGTTTTGGCTGTAACTGCTGCGCACTCTGTGCTCCTGGTTGCCCCTGAGACGCTCCTGAAGGGGTCTGTACTGGCTGTTCTTGCATCTTAGCTACATCCACCTCACTTAACCCACTTAAATCAAGAATCTCTGCTAACACTGGACTTCCGATCAATTCAGGACTTGCACCCAATATCTGTAAAATAGTAGTCAATGTAGTCAATCTCTCTGCCTTATCTAATCCCTCATCAGTTACCACAACTTTAACTTGTACATCCTTGTAAAAATCCTTAGGCACATTAACTGCCAAACCATTTGTCTCAATAGCACGAGCCATCAATAACTCTTCTAACTGTCTAGCCTCATCAGCACTAGGAAACTCTCCTGTCTCCATTACTGCCTCCTTAATGTAATCCCATGCTTGTTTCTTTGCCACCTCTTTAGCCAAATATTTAAACTCATCCTTGTCTGTAATCTGTAATAAATGCTCTTTGGTCAATCGTTTCATTAAGTCCGGCAACACCCAATCACTAACAATCTCTTCAATAAACAATCCATAGTTCTGCCGGATGAAATCAAATAACTTGTTAGCATTACGATTTAATAACAACCCAAGTCTAAATGGTGTTCCTGATGGCATTGTCTCACCAGTAGTTGCCTCATAGCTATTAGCCAATTCATTAGCCAAATCACTTATCTGACTAGCCACTGCTTGATTGACATTCATTGCTCTTACATCCGTAGGGATTCGTGTTAACGCTCCCTCCACCTGAACAACATCTCCACTGCTTAAATCTGTTAGCACATTCTTTGCGAAGTTCTTGTCGTTAGTAGCCAATAAGATCAAGTTAGCCAACTCCATAGCCTTAATCTCAAAGTTAATCTGTGAGTTCTTTAACGCTTGCATCTCAAACAAATCTTCCACAACTCCATATCCTAACCAACGTCCACGCTCTTTGTCATAATGCAACTCCTTATACAACTTCTCTCTATACTCCTCATTACTCAATCTCTCACTGAACAATACTACTCCCTCACCCTTCATCTCACCCTTACTAGCCTCTGGCATTACTACCACCCACATCTGCGGAACAATATCTTTGTCTTCATCCTTGTCCGTTAAGTAACTCTCTGGCATCTCTGCACTAAACTCTACCACCCGGATAAACTTTGCATTACCCATCTTCTCGTCTTTATGAGCCTTCTGTGTAACGTAGTTCTCTTTACGATATGTTGAGAAGTTCTCGATAGCATCATCAATAGCCTCTTGATCCCAACCCTTCTTATCTCTTAACTCACTAGGCGTGTAATAGTGTTCTTCCATTCGCCAACTGTTCTTTAATGAGTGAGCAGTCGGATCATTCTTAAAGTTCCGAATGTCCACAATATCAAACACTCTATCCCCACCAATGCGTTTCACCACTACTGACCCATACTTAGGTAACATAGCTGTTAACTCATTCAACGTCTTACCCAACTTGCTATCACGAATAAAGATGTCTAACTCTCTCCGTAATAACCATACCTTACTGTAATCCTCCGGCTTCATTGCTATCAATTGAATGTTCTTTGTATCAATATCAATGTTCTTCTGTGCATTCTTTACTCGTGGTTTAATGAAGTTATAAAAATACTTCTTTCCAAACTCATCTTCCCCACCAGTATCAAATATACCAGCGTAATACCGATTGATTCTCTGCACTGTATTTAACTGATTGAACTCATAACCTGGCACAATCTCCACGTCATTATTCTCAAAATCAGTCGCATACTCGTTAATAATACTGTAAATACTCTTCTCCATATTTTATATAAATCTATTTTTAGTCTTCTTTGTTGTCTCTTGGAAATACTCCAGCCTCTGTGTAGCATCTCTCTCTGTATATACGCTTAGTCTTGGCTGTATCTGTGCGAACATACGAAACGCATCAGCTCCATGACTAGCCCAGTTATGCTCAGGCGTTGAACTATACACTTGCATCTTGTCATTCCACTTCTTTGTATATGACTTTAATGCGTTAAGCCCCTGTCTACATCCCGTCTCATGAAACCAACACCGATGGAATATACTACGCACACTCTGAATACCATCATCTAAACTAGGTGTTCTTGGCACGATCTTAAATGTAATCCCTAACTTCTGTGCTGTCTCCCACCGGGTAACACCAGTTCCTAACTCCCTAACCTCAATGTCGTGTGGTGCATAATGACTATCGTAAATGTACCCTTTGTTCTGTAACACTTGTATATAATGTTGTAATGGCTCTCCATTGTTCTCGTAATAATCAAAGAACCTATACTCTTCTCCAACCCTTTGCATAAACCATATAGCTGTTGAATCTCCCATTCCTAGATCCCAGAATGTAAACACCGGTAACGTTGATTCATAAGCAAACTCTGTAATACGCCCCTCCTGAGTAGCTTTCTTCATCTGATTAGCGTAGTACGCACCCTTTAATGATGCAGCAAACGAACAATAAAACTCTTGCGCGGCCAAATCATCATCCATTCCCTCAGCCAACAACTTGTTAAACTGTTCTCTACTAATAACCCCTGTGTCATCAATTGTTAGAATCTGACTGAACCACTCCGGATTACTCTTAGCCATCTCCATCATATCGTAAGCATGATTCTCTCCACGAGGTGTAAAGTTAAACACTGCCCAACCTCCATTCTCCTCTAAGATAGGTTTGATATACTCCCATGCCAACGGATTCTGCAAGCTATACTCACTAAACACACAACCTACTGGATTCGTTCCCATGATACTGTCGTAGTTGTCAGTCCCAATAATCTGAAAAATTGAGCCATTCTTTAACTCAATTAACATATCACTACTATCTGTTCTGCGTCTTATCTCCTGTGGAATGTGATCTAAGAACTTGAAACCCTCTTTTGACATTCCATTCCAGATAATCTTCTTCCCTTGGGCGTACGTTGGAGTTAAGTAAAAATATTGTCCCACTCTCTCTAACATCTTCTTAGCCATTAGGTTTAACAGTGTAAGATCTTTTCCTGCTCGTCTATGCCATGTACATACAGCCCTGTTGTATCCGCTATCCATTGCTCTTAGTAAAGGGAGTTGATACTCTCTAGGCTCAAATTGATACGGTATCTTTATCTCCATAGTTAGTTAGCATTACTTTTATATCTCCTCCGTCTTTACCAGTGTGCTCCGTTCTATCGCTATACTTTCTTTTGTTTAGTCTGCTTAGTGTGAATTTAGTCATGTCTGATTTGATTCTTTCGTCTTCACTTTCTAGTAATACATCAAGGTTTTTTTCAGCCTTATTTATTATCTGCATGTCCCTGATAATTTCTGATACCCACTCTTGACCCTGATTCATGATGTTTTTTGCGTATTCTTCACTAAAACCAGCCTTCTTTGCACTTTGATAAGCATTACCAAAAGTATCACTCTCTGGGTTACAGTAATATTCTTTAAACGCGACTCTTTTTGGATTTAGCTCCATATTTTACAATTCTAATTCTACTACCACCTGAATAGTATCTTATCTTCTTTTTATTGATAGATTTTTTTGGCATCTTTTTCTAACGCACAGATGTTCTTGTAAGTCTCTTTAAAAGCTATAATGCGGTTTTGTGTCTTTTCCAATTCATCTTTCAACTCTTCTAACTTTTTATCGTTTTCTTCTGACTTTTCTAATGCTGAAGTCTTTGTAATCTCTTCAGCAAACCCCATAGCTTGAATCTCACACTTAGTTAACAACCCTAAAATGTTCATTCTCTCATCATTTAACTGACGTGCTACCATTTCTTCACTTGTAAATGGTACGAATTTTTCTCTTTTTTCCATACTAATTTTCTTTTATTTCTTTTAAACACTTTTTACAAACCTCCCCCAAATAAACTATTGCATCATCTTCGTTGATCAGCTCCTCTAACTCCTCTTGAGTAATCTTGTGGTTGCATAGATAACACTTCATATTCTTTTAACTGCAGGCGAATGAAGTTAAAGAGCGTTGAGTACTCCCAAATAAACGCCGGAAGCCAGCCAGAGCCAGATATGGCGTAATTGTTCGTCGTGGGTATAAATATCTAACTTGATCTCTTTTTCTTTCGCCAGCAATTAAAAAACCCCCTGACATATACAGCCAGAGTTTCTACAGGTAATTTAAAATTTCTTATAAACATACCTCCTTATTTTTGTTTTTATTTCTCCCTGTCATTATAGCATACTTTTAAGAAAAAAGCAATAGCAAAATAAAGGGTAATTTTACACTATGTATTTTTTTCCACAAGAAACGTTTCTACGTCAAAAAGTTCTCGCACTTTTTTGTCTGCTAATCGGTATAGATAATCTAGCCATTTACTGTCTCTGATTCTATCCTCTAATTCATCCGGATCTCCATAATGATCAACCACCTCCCACATCAATTCTTCGTGAGTTTGCTCAATCTTTCTCATTATAAATTCTAGGGACATGTTAACCCCTTCCCATCTTTCCTGTTTCATAAATTCTTGATTATAAACCTTATTAGCATAAAAACCATAACTCCGTAGATCCCACCACAGAATAACATAGTCCACATTAAAATTTTATCCTCTTTGTTCATATTTTAAAGATTGAATAATAAACCACCCAAACAATAAATCCTATATAAGCTAATTCAATCATATTCTTTTAGTTTATCTTCGTAATATTTTATTTGGTCCCTATACCATTGTTCAGAATTAAATGTTAGCTCTCCGCTTTCTTCTACCAGTCCCTTGATTATATCATCTCCATACTCCTTCATTAAATGCACTGCGAACTGTGGTGATGCCCCATCTAAAAACCTATTACACTTCCGGCATTGTGGTTTTACATTCCTCTCATCAAACTTTGTTGCCAACTTAGCCCTTGATATGTAATGTCCAGCATCAACTTCTTTCCAGTGATGTCTTGCCCCACAACTATAACAACTTACATATCCGTCTTTATCTGACGCAGATTTTCTTATAAACTTTGAAAACACTCTACATAACTTTGTATCTAGCTTTTTCTTTTCTGACTGAATCTCAACCTTAGAGGGCTTTTTTATCTTTGCCTTTTCGTACTCCTGCTTGGTTCTACAATCAATGCAAAACTTGCTAATAGCCATTCCATTCCTCATATACGGAGTAAACTCTTTTCCGCAAAACCTACACTTTTTTGTTTTTATCTCTCCCATACTATTTTATCATTTTAAACCGTGACGCATCTTTATTTCATCAACGCTAGTTCCCCATATACTTCGGTGTCTATAACCATAGTTGCCCTTATCTGCCTTATGCCATGCCTCTTTTTCATCAACCCACTTTTCAAGGTCTTTGCGTAGCTTTTTGTTTTTTGCCTGCTTAACAACAAATCTTGTCTTCTCTATCTCTAAATCCATCTTGGCATCTTCTATGTCTATCTTCTTTTTTGTTAAAATCCAATCAAACATATATTTATTTTGTTATTTTAATAGCTCTGGGTTTTCATAGATATTGCCTATTACCTCACATTCAAACAACCAGCCAGAACTGCCATCCTCGTCATCGTCGTAGTACTCCTGATTGCTTTTAATCCTAGTAATATAGTATCCCTGAGTACTATAAACACCCGAATCATAGGTTGCCTTACCAAACACGACCTCCCCCCACCTGCTATACTCATCACCCTCAAAACGGGACTTGAAGCTCACTATATCCCCCTCATAAATTTCTTTTCCATTTTTATCTTTTAGCCCTACGTGTTGCATAATCTCCATTCTTGTAAAATTTGCACCCTCAAAAGGATTTAACAAATCATGCCCCCACCCCTGAGTATCCCATTCAAACAACATCTCGTTTGTTGCTTTATCCCACGCTCTAAATTTAATATCCCTCATATTTATTTTATTATTTTTCTTCAATGGCAATCAACAACTTAACCAGTGCTTCTTCGGGGGTTTTGGCTGAAAACAGCTTCTTCGTTGGCAACACTCCATGGCCTGCTTTTGCAATCCAACGCCCGTCTGAGTGCAAGGATAAGCTACGAAAACCCAAGCCACAAGACTGCAACAAGCCTTCTAGTGTTCTGTTAAGAACTGTCCCATTAAACAGGCTGTCAAATATTGGCTCAGAGTCTAATAAATCTTTAACCTTTTCTGGTCGTTGAAATTCAACAATCTTCTCTCCCTCCTTAGAATTAAAAATGATCGTAATTTTTTCTGGATAATTTTTTTCCATACCTTTATTTTATTATTTTAAGCATTATGTCTTTAATAACATTTACTGTAACTGCGTTTCCTAACTGTTTATAGCGTTGAGTGTCTGACACCCCCTCTGTCCAACCATCAGGAAATCCCTGTAAACGTTCACATTCTGTTGGAGTTAGTCGTCTAATCTTTGCTCCATCATATACCCCATGCTTATCTTGTGCAGTCAGCGTGAAACTTGGCTCTCCGTCTTCTTTCATTCTTCTGCCATTTTGTCTTTTCTTTGGTCTGTCGGGTGTTAGGACTGGGATAGATACCTTTGGCATTACACCGCCACCAGTTCCAGTTGGTATTGTAGGTGCTAATCCATTAGTTCCATAAACTCGTCTTGTGCTTTCATTTCTTTTTGCCCAGGTGCCTTCGTCTAAAGTGCCAACTACGTTTATAAAAGTTTGGTCTGCTTTTACATTTGACCCTCTAAGTGTATGACTAACTTCGGCTTGTGTCCGTCCTTTGTTTGTGTCGCTCTCTTTGTCAGATACTCTGTCATCTTGTCCGAAAGGAAATACTTCTGGTCTACTTGTTCCTCTAAGATGTTGCTTAGCGAACACGTATTGTTGATACCTTGTGGAAAGTTGAATGCTATCATTTTTATTTTCGGATTGCATAATAGTCTTTTTTTAAGTTTATCTATTGCTTTTGCCATATTGGTTGTTGCCCGTAGCAAACTTCTTTGCGTGAGCTGATTTTGTGTATAATTCTAAGTTCTCAATTCTGTTGTCAGTTTTATCGTGGTTTGTGTGGTGTATGTCATGCCCTGCCGGAAGGTTTCCGTTGTAATGCCTCCACACATCTCTGTGCATTAGCGTTCTTTTGCCATCCGTTCTGGCCAAATAGCCATTATTCCTAAGGGTATACTTGTTGCCATTAAACATCTGAAATGGGAGCTTCTTTTTAACTCTTAACTTATATCCCCTGCACTTAAAACCAGAATATACCGACTGTCTTGTCATTCCATACATCTTTCCCACTTCCGACAATGAATAACCCAGTTGATAATGCTTATACATCTCTTGATAAAGTTCGTTTTTCATAGAATTATGTTAATTATTATAATTCCATTGTATCAAAAGACTTGACACTTGTCAAGCAAATCCAACCTAATGCCAATAATAAATACTCTCTCCCTGTTCTGTGGTACCCCAAAGTTCTTAGAATTTAAAACTTCAAAGTCGATTGCATAACCACACTCGCAAAGCTCTTCACATATTCTTTCCATGCTTTTACCTCCGTTGTGGGAGAGTAATCCCTTAACATTTTCAAAGAGGAAGTATTTAGGCTGTTTTGCTCTAAGTATTTTAAAACATTCAAACCACATATTCCCTCGCTCATCTTCAAACCCTCCCCTTTTTCCTGCGATTGACCAACTTTGGCAAGGCACTCCTCCGACCAAGAGGTCAAAGTCTGGTA